CTTTGCGAACTCTAAAGCCTCTACATTTGATTGTCTTAGACGTTGTTTTACATCGAATTTCTTTCTTAGTTCCGCAATATGTGATTCTACGAGAGCGCCATTGTTCCAAACCCACTCTTTTCCTTCCATAACACCTTCTACAAAGGCGTTTGGAGCGGATGGATCAGCAACAATATCAGCTGCAGTTGCAAGATAGAAATCATCCTTTACATAGTTTGCACCATTTTTCTGTTGTAAGCTACCCATTCCTCTTGAAGAAACTCCTAACTTACATCCCTCATCCATTAGATTTTTAACAATCTTACCCATCGGCGTATCCATGATTTTTGCTTCGCCAATAAAATTCTTACCATCAGGAACAAGACTTGTGGTGATATGTGAAACTCTTTCCAGATTTACCGTAGGGCCATCTGGATGGCCTAATTCTCCATAAGCTCTTTTCTCCTTTATGAAGTTTCTATTATACTTACTAACCTCTTTAGAAAGTATATCCATAGGATATACCCGCCCGTTGCGGTTTTTAATGTCTGCCTGTAGAAAAACACCTCTGATTTTATAACTTTGGCCGCCTTCTTTCGTGGCTTCAGTGATATATTCTACATCTTCTACAGATTCTGAAAATAATTTTACCGTATCCATTTCATATCCTTTAAGCTATATTATCCCATCCAGAAACTTTTTTCATTTTAATTATTACTGTACCAACGCAAGCAGCGTCATTTTCTATATAAATGTCACCATCTAGATTTGTACCAGCATTATTTGCGATAGATGGCATAAACTGGCCGCCACCATTATATGAACCATTTGTATTTAACGTAAATGCAGTTACATTTGCATCGGCATTCCATTCAATTTCTGTAGTGGAACTAACTGTCCACCAAATTGAAACAATAGATACTCTAGGATCAGTTGCAGCACCATTAAGAGCAGATACATCAACAACTTTTAAAGCGGTTCCGTTTGTCCCTGTAATTGTACTTTTCGTAACAACCTCAAAATCCGAATCCATTACTGTCTGTGTTGTGATGGCCATTATTCACTCCCTAGATTGATAACATTTCTTTTTCAAAATAATTCATAACATCTTTTTCGGAAACTTTGAATTTTTTTGAAACATCTTTAATTGTTTTCTCAAAAGTATTTAGGAATTCTGAAGGTTTAGAATCCATTTTTTTGAAAATAGAATCAACAGCATCCTTCATCTTAGGAGATAATTTCTTATATTCCGTAGATTTACGATGTTCATCCTTCTCTACTACTGTAGATTCATATATTTCTTCAATTCTTTTCATTTTTAGTCAACTTCTACCGTCTTTTTTGAAACAATACTTTGAGAAATTTCCTTGCGTCTTGTCTCTAAAGCCTGGCCAACCTTTGCAGAAATAGAATCATTAAAAGCCTTTTCCGCTTCAATATTATTATCTGATATAACTGCTTTTACAAATTCTTCACTCATTTTTTATTCCTTTTTCCTATTTTTTGCCAGAAGGATTTGGTGTATCAGCAGCTGATGAAGCCGCACCTTCTGGAGGTGGTTGTTTAGCTGTAGGTGTTGCTGATGGCATAGATGGATCAAGTCCCATTATTGCTTTTGCTCTATCATCAGCAGGCATCTTAGGATCAATAGGCATTCCATCAGGCCCAGTTGGAATTCTTTGTATTCCATCACCACCTGGCGGTAGAACAATTCCACCATCCAATGGATCAGTATCAATCTCTTTCTTAATTTGATCACGCAAGGTTTGAATTTCTGTGTCAGTTAAATGTAACACTTTCTTCATCACAAACTCTTTACTGAAGAACGTGCCAATATACGGTTCAACACTTCCCAGTTGGTTGATTCGATCTTCCAAAAGTTCAGACTCTTTCAGTGCAGCAAAGTGGCCATCTTCCAAGAAGTCATATGTGATATGTTCCTGTATTTTCGGCCAATCTTCTGGTGCGATAATTCCTTTAAGAAGTAACTGCGTTTTTAATATATCTGTGAATAATGGAGTGAACTTCTTTCGTATACGCTGAACAAACTTGGTAAACTTTAATTCATCCCGTGTAATCTCAGTTGATCTTCCAAGAGAAAATCCTGATTCTGATTCTAACCGAGAGATTGGTACATTAAGTGAACGATAAAGTTTCCGTTGGAAATATACAATATCATCAATCTCGCCTAGATTAGAACCGCCTGGCAAGGTTGTAATTTCTGTACCTCTACCACCTTCACGCCGCGGCAACCAGAAATCCTCCAACATGCTCATATGATTCCGATCATCCCTGATTTCTCCTGTAGTAGCATCATACACAAGCTTGTTACGATATCGGTTCATAACATCTTTTAGATACTGCTCAGCTTTAATCTTCGGCAGATTACCCACATCAATATAGAAGATGCGCCTTTCAGGAGCTCTGGAAATACGATAAATAACAATCGCATCCTCAAGCATACTTAATTGGTTTACAGGTTTAATTGCTTTATGTAAATAAGACATCACCTGGCCAGAATTTCCATCAAGCAAACCAGAGGGAACATATGTAATAGAATCTATAGAAATTTTAATTCCCTGATTTACTCCAGTTCCACCAAGTCCTGCACTTTCAATTCCCTTATCATTGTAAATAAAATATTCATCAACCTTCTTAATCATTTGAACACCAGTTTTTTGATCTGGTTTTTTTTGAACTTCTCTTACCTTCTTGATTTTAGCAGCATCAACCCAGCGCAGTTCAGTGATTCCCTTTCTGGGGTTTTTTGTATCAATGACCTTGTGAAAGTATAACCGGCCATCAATATACCATCTACGAAAGATATCATGACCCTTGACGCCAAATTCCAACAGTCTCAGAACTTCATCAAATTCTGATCTAATTTTACGTTTAATTTTATCTGGATATGGAATTGTGTCAAGATCAATTTGCACAGCAGAATCTGTTTGATTCGCTACAATACCTTCATTGATAATATCTTCAATTGCAGCATCACATTCTGATTGTTGTGAAATTCTACGATATCGTTTTATTAAATCTAATTCAGTTCTTTCCCGACCATCCGTATCAAGGATTTGTCCGAAAAAGCCACCACCAGCAACTTCAATTGAACCATCATCAGAATCAGGGGTAGTGAATGTTAATTCACCCCCCGTATCCTTTTTTGCTCGTTGTATACTAAATCCGAAAAGTTCAGCCATAATGTCTCCTACCTTTTACTATTTAGTAGGTATCAAATTAGAAGTTAACGCCAGAAGCTTCAAAGTGTTGATATCTCCAAGTTACCTCAAAATCTTCAATTGCAGTTGTTTCAGCAGTATCTAATGCTATTGCAGCAATACCAGTAGGCCATGCACTTCTAAAAATATAACTTTTCAAAACTGTATCATCACGATCCAGCTGTTCTACTGTCAAATCAGTTTGATAATCAGCAGGAGCAACTACACCAGTATTATTAGCAAGATCATTAATACCGTTTGACCACCTTTCCATTGCGTTACGGATCATGAAGTCCGTATCATTTAAAAATGTAGTGGACCATGTTTCGGGTGTTGTGCGATCACCAGCAATATAGATACTTCTGCCACGGAAAGGAATCGCAATTTCACCTAAAGTTAGAGCAGGCAAACTTGATCCTTTTACAAGAAAAGAAGTTCTACGAACATCAAGTCCGATTGCAATGCCTGTTGGCGGAGTGATCGTCACCCGAAACTGATTAGCACGAGCGCCGCCGCCAATTAGATTAGCTTTAAAGTCATCTATGTTAGCCATGATTAACCTCCTACCTCACTAAAGGCGACACCAGTTCGTACCGCAATAAAGTTTAGGGTAATGAAGTTGATTGAACGAGCGGGTTTGATGTAAATGTCACCAATAAACTCGTTACGATCAATAACTTCACCTGTGTTATTTGATGCATCACAGACTACCTTAAAGTCAAAGATGCCTCGCCTTCCTTGAACATCTCTCAAGAAAGGTTCTACCATGTTTCTAAATTGAGCCCTCGTAAACTCATCATTGAATTCAAAGAGCATGTATTTAGAAGCAGTTGCAATTGCTTTCTCAAGTACCAAGAACAATCTCCGTACATTGATACGATCAAAGGCACTTGGTTTGGAAAGAGCAGTTTTATCACCAAAGAGTAACACTCCCTGGCCGGGGAAGTTAACTACAGAGTTAACCCGTTTCCTGTAAAGTTGATCTCTTTCACTGTTCTTAGGATTGAAAGAAAGTTTAATTGCACCTCTTACATGGCCACGATTATAACCAGCAGGAGAATACCAAGGATCAGCAACCTTATCTGCATGAGCACAAAGTCCGGCAGTATCACCATTTAGTGGCACATACCGATATACATCATTGTACTTATCGTACATGTATTTGTAACCGCTGTCATATACCACATAAGACGATGATGGCAGGAGATCAAAGGCCTTAATTACATTTGCAGTTTGTGTAATGGAACTTGCGATATTAACTGTTGCCGCACGATATGGCGAAATAAATGCCACACAATCTTTACGCAATTCTACAAGATCGGTAAGCATCGTACCATGTGTATCCATTGCGGCCGCAGTATCAGCAACACCAGAACTAGGTCCACTAAGAACCAGATTGATATCCAGATTTTCAGTATCCTCAAACAACTGGTAAGCAAGTTTAAGTTCACCAGCAGTTACAGAATAATCATCTGTTCCGCCGCTCATACTTACTACTGTAACCGTATTTACAGCCGTGTAAGTGGTTGTAGTATCTGTGCCCCAGTTAGTTCCTGCTGCAATATGATCTCCCCAATAAATGTGACTAGATTGTCTGAAAATTACATCTACATAATAGTTTGATCCACCCTGAGCAGTTTTAGCAACCGGGCATTTGGAAAGTTTCTCGTATCTTTCAATGACTGAACTTGTTGCCTGACCAGCAACATCGTAGTCAAAACCAGTAATATCACCTGTAGTATCATATACTACCATATGAAGTTCATCATTAGTGCCGCGAGCGTTGTCTGTAGCCCACTGTGAAGTGCCTGGAGGACCATCAAAGAGGTTATAGAAAGCCCAACGTCTGCGAACATAACTGTTCAGAGGTATTGCAGCTTTCAGTCCAGAACCATTAGGATCACCCGCCAAACGGATAGTTGCGATTTGATTTCCTACATTAA